GGGATCAGCTCAATGATCAGGTCCACAAAGATCGGCAACAACTCCGCCAGCAGGACCTCGACCACCGGCATCAGCGCCCCGAGGATCTGGACGAAGGCCTCCATCAACCCGCTGAGCAGGGGCATCAGAGCGGGCAGCAGAGCCGAGATCAGATCCATCAAGGGAGGAATCAGCAACTCCAGCAGCGTGGTGGCCACTGGGAGCACGGCATCCACCACCATCAGGAACACATCCGCCAGCATCTCGAACAACGGCAAGATGGGAGGCAAGATCGCGTTCAGAATCTCCATCAGCACCGGCACGAACCGCGACGTTAGCTCCGCGATCAGCGGTAACATCGCGTCCAGCACCGCGCTCAACACCGAACTCAAAATCGGCAACGCGCCCTGGGCCAGCTCGAAACACGCGGGCATCACGTCGTTGATCAACAGTGTGGCCACCTGGGCAAACAAATCGATCAACGACGCTCCCGTATCTCGCACGAATGACACAAACGCGTCGCTGAGGAGGAACTCTGCAACTTGCTCGATGGCTGGACCCAATGTGCTATCGAGAGTGTCAGCCAACGCCACTCCCAGATCGACCAGCTCCAACAGTATGTTGCCGAACGGTTCACCCAGTATGTTCAGCAACTTTTCCAGAATCGGCAAGAAAGCCTGGCCGATGGTATCTCGCACGTGGGCGATCATCGCCTGGAGCTGAGCCATCGTCACGGCTGGGCCCTGGCCAGCGTCGCCCAGGCGATCCATCGCGACGGCCCCTTGCTCCATCACGGCCGTCATGAACGCCGTCTCGCGATCCATCTGCTCGACGCCCTCTGTCAGTTCCTCGATGCGTGCTCGCACGGCGCCTGAAGAAATCCCGAACGAATCGAGCCGGGGCAGGCTCTGATTCGCGAGCATGGCGTTAAAGTTCTCCATCGCCCCGGTGGCGTCGCTGCCCATCGCCATACCGAGTTTGGTGGCCATCGTCGCCAGGTTCGCCGCCTCATCGGCAGAGTCGGCCAACCCCATGCTCATCATCTGGTTGGCCCCCGCCATCAGATCGGCGTCGGAGACCATCCAGTTGGTGGCTATCCGCATGTTGTCGACCATATCTTGAGCGTTCTCGCCGATGCTATCTGCCAACGCGTTGAACGCCTGCCGTGTCTGATCGACTGACGCAGCGTCAGCCGTCATTTTGACCAGCTCAGCCCCCAGCGCCCCAACGCCAGCGACCGCCCCGGCTGCTAATCCGGCCGCGGCGGTCGCCAAGCCGCCAAGGGTTTTCGTCAAGCCGCCGACAACACTCCCGGCTTTATCCTGGGCAGCAAGCAAAATTTTTACTTTGTGTTCTGCTTCAGCCACGATTACGGATCGCTCATAGTTTGCCCTCCATTTGCCCTCCGTTTAGATCGGATAAGATGTCTTGTCTGTCCTGTACCTACTCTATGTGTTTCCAGAGCTCGCGTCGAATGATGCTCCCAATTGTGCAACGATGCATGCCGAATCGGTCTGCTAGCTCTTGATATGTCACGTTTCCAGAGGCATACAGATTGCGAATCTCGCGAACATCATCGGGCGTCAGTTTAGATGCTCCGTTTTTTGCTCCGCGAGGTCTACGGTCGTTCAGAATCCTCGAATGTAGACTCTTCAAATCAGTATCGGAAAGAGCACCGTCTACATGGTTCCACGTCTTACCCTCAATGACACTCCCGATGGTTGAGGGGGTTATACCAAATCGATCTGCAAGCTCTTGATATGTCACGTTTCCAGAAGCATATAGACTACGAATCTTACGGACGTCGTCGGACGTCAGCTTAGATTGTCTGTGTTTTGCTCCACAAGGTAGTCGACCGTGCTTGTAAGCATCCTTAACGTTACTACTTCTGGTGTCCCATCGAAGATTCTCCAAATGATTGTCGGCTGGATCACCCTTGTTATGACAACACTCCTCCCCAGGCGGACACGGCCCAACAAAGGCTTCCAACACCAATCGGTGAACCTTGACACGAACTGGTTTCTCAGGTCCAGCTAAATGCAACCCAAGATATCCCTGCTGATCTGTAAAAGGAGACATCAAATGCCATTCGTCGCTTAATTCTCCGGCATTAGGACCAGGTTTTCGACGAGACCTCACCCGTCCCTGGTCACTGACCTGATACCCCTCGAACCCCGGAATATCTCGCCACACCTCCTTCATCACGCCGGCTCCCGGAACGGATACGGCACCTCGTGCAGCCCCACGTCCTGCAGCACCCGCTCCAACGCCGGCAACTCGTTGAGGGCCATCACTCTCTGCCCGTAGGCCGCGATCCCTGCCGCGTGAAAGACGGCCCCCATCGTTTCGACCCGGGCGACGTCCTGCGCTCGCTCCTCGGCGATGATGTTCTCCGCCGCCACCTGGCAGGCCTCCGCCAGCAGAACGCAATCCTCCGGTGACAGGCCTACCGACATACACCCTTCCCTGATGCTCTGCACCTTCATTTTCGCCAGCTCCTTTCTCTCCACAGGAGATAAAACGCAAAGAGCCACAGTGACAATGCCTTCCCGGAGCTGGCGAGCTCGGAGGGGTTAAGCCTATCACTGTGGCTCTTTGAGTCACAAGATGATTGAATTGTGAAAGTGGAAGGCACAAAAAAGCCCTCTCCGCAAGCTCGCCAGCTTGGCTCCATTTTACCAGATTTCTCCCGAATTGTCAACGTACTTCTGATAATCAGCATTGTCAGCCCTGCATTCACCTTTCCCCCTGGGAGAGGGACCGGGATTGTAAGTCCCGACCCCTCCCCAACAGGAGGAAAGAGAGTACCAGCTCGATCGGGGTAGGAGGGCACCAGACCCACACAGACGCAATGCCGTCGCACTGCGCTGGATCGAACTGTTCCTACTTGAATCGCGTCTTTGGCCGTATCTTCCACGCCGCCGCCTCGCCTGAGAGCGCCTCCAGGTGCCGCAGGACCCGCACCGGATCCTGCTCGTCCAACCGGTCGGGCGCGCAGTGGTAGATGTCCCGGCACAGCACCAACTCCACGTACTCCCACGGTGGAGCCCGGCCACCGGTATGCAGTGCCTCCACGACCTCCCACTTCAGGCTTTGGCTTTTGGGTGCCGGCGCCCTTCCTGGCGCTTCACCTGGAAATCGCTCCCGGCCCAGATCGGCGTCTCCAACCGCACCCGTACCTGGTCGCTGCCGCTGACCACCTCCGGAGGAGCCGCCAGCTCCGCCTCCATATCCGTGACCCAATTCCACGCGGTCACCAGCGGATACAGCGCCACGCCGAACTTGTCCAGCATCTCCTCCAGCGCTTCCACCATCGCCGCCTGCCCGGCCTCGCCCTTGACGCGCGGATCCTCCCGCCAGGCCGCGAGCTGCAGCACCGGCCGCAGATGCTGCAGCGATAGCTTCTTCCGGATTCCGATCCACGTCCCGTCGCCCTGGCTCTCCACGTCGTCGGACGGGACCCGGTCGACCTTGCTTCGTTTTCGTCGCCTCATCGTGCCCTCCTTGATTGTTAGGTTATTACTCGCTGATTGCCGCGAACGACAGCGTGCCCGTGCCCTCGAAACTCACCGAGACCGCGATCGGGCCGCCGTCCGGCGCCGCCTCGTGCGAGACCTCGCCGACGTGCACGTTCCCGCTCCACTGATAATTGCCGACCGATCCACCCTTCGGCGAAAGCTTGAGCGCGGACTCGCTCGACCCGGTGAACGCGGCCCACAACAACAGCATCGCCTCGCTGGCCTCTTCGTTGTAGAAAATCTGGAGCGAGCCCTTCCAGTCCTTCAGCCCGCTCATCTTCGCCTTCCACTCCACGCCGAACGGCGTCACGTCGTTGATCGCCTTCGCGGGCGCCAGGCTCGCTTTGTTCGACTGTCCGGAAATGTCGGTCTCCGACCCTCCGAACAAAATCTGGTAGTTGTGGCCATCAACCGCCGTATCTTCAATCGCCATCTGTCACCTCCACGTTCGTATCCACGTTCATAGTGAGCGCTTCAGCGCTCTCTTCCACCGGCTCGATGATTCCCTGCCCGACTAACGTCGCGATTGTCTCCACGCTTCGGTCGGCCAGGATCACCTCGTCACCCGGCTCCACGTACATCCGCATGAGCACGCGATACCATTGTCTCATACGACCTCCTGTGCCTCGTAGCTGAACTCTATCCCGATGAACTCCACCGCCCGCTCATCCACCTTCCCGACCGAAAACATCCCATACTTGTACCCCGTCGGCTTGCAATGCTCGACTGTTTCTCCCAGGTCCAGATTCTCTGCCGTCACCTTGATCACCGGCTCGATGAACGGTCGCACCATCGTCTCGTCCTCCGCCAGGTCCCGCCGCGGCCGCACCAGGAGCTGCGATTTAAACCGGTGCGTGACCTGCAGCTTTGGCCGCCGCTCCGTCTCCGCCGCCTGGCCGAACGCCTTGATCGTCGTCTGCCGCCGTCGAGGCGTTGCCGGCAAATCACTCGCGAACGTCATCAGCTCGACGTCGCCCTCGTCGCAAACGAAGAACATCCACGGCCACTCCGTCACTACCTCGGGCACCGTCTCCGTCACCCGCTTGATCCACAGGTCCCCCGCTCCCCGGTGGAAATGATTCGCGTACACGTCCCCCAGCGCACCGATGATCGAATCGATCGCCATCTACAACTCCTTCGTCACGGCCTCACCCCATATGCTCGCCCACAGCTCCCCCACCCGCCCCTTCGTCTCCTCGAAGGCCTGCTCGAACATGTGCTTCCCCTTCGTCCCGGAGCGCGCGATCTTTCGCTGGACGCCCCGGGTCGCCTGCCGTAGCGCCACCCCCGTCAATTTCAACTTCCGCATCACCCAGTACATAATCGGGCGTTGCGGGGGCCAATGTGGCCGCGTGTCCAGCTCCACGAACGGCGCGTAATCCTTCGGCGAACCCACGACCCCCTGCATCCGTGCCCCCACGCCCCGGATCTCGTGTCCCACCGAGGAGCGCAGCACCCCCAGATTCACCGGTGTTTTCTGCTTGACGATCCGCTCGATCAGCACCAGCGCCTTCTGGAGAAACGTCCGCATATACCGCCCGAACACCTCCGGCGCCTTCCGGAACCGCCGCATGACCTGGTCCAGCCCCTCCAACTCCCCGCTGATTTCGACGCTCATAGATTCGACTTCCGCTTTAAGCTCAGCACCTTCGCCACGTCTGGAGGAAGCGCCTTCGCATAGATCATCTCCCCCAGCTCCGGGATCGCGCTCGCATCCTGATACGCCGTCTTCGCCCGCCCCAGCGCCCGCACCACCAGCGCCACGCAGGCGTTCCATATCTCCCAGGGCACGTCCTCCGAATACCCCCACCCCCCCGTGATCGCCACGTCCGCCCGCAGTGGCCACGTCCCCCGCGCATAATCGGGATACCACCAGGCCGTGGGATCCGCCCACTCCAGCCAGGTCGTGGGCGTCTTCCCGAAGGGCATACACAGAAAGTCGTCGACGTCCTCCTCGTCGTCGTCGATCGTGATACTCGACAACGTCAGCAAATCGTCGATCGGCAACATCGTCAGCCCATTTCCCAGGAAATGTCGCGTCTCCGTCCCCGTCGCCGGCACCCGCTGGAACACCCGCCCGTTCGTCTCCAGCTCGATCCGTGCCGTGGCCACCCGGATCAGATACTCCAGGTTCACCGTCGGCAGATTCGTGATGTCGATCCGCGTCGTCACATCCGCCTCATCGCAGTACATTCGCGAACTCAAATCCAGCGGAACCGCCATACTACTTCTTACTCCTCACGCGCTCTAGCCCCCGTCCCGGGGGCGGCGCTACAGCCTCTCCCGAATCCGCACCACGAACGACTCCGACACGAACTCCCGTCCGCCCACCTCGATCACCAGATGCGCCCGGTACTCCCCCGTCGCCGCCGTGTCCGCCGTCGTCAGCTCGTACTTCACCAGCCCGTCCTGTGCATCCACCATCGTGCACACCACCTCGACGGTGACCGTCTCCTCCCGGTCCCACATCTGCAGCGTCACCGTTGCGTCGTCCAGGTCGTACGGCCCCGACTCCGCGTCCGTCAGCTTGAAGATGAGGAACGGCAGCGTATCCCCGGCCACCAGCCGTAGGATCTGCCCCGTCGCCTGGCCCTCCGCGTCACCCCACAACGCCAGCCACACCCCCGGCAGCGCTACCACCGCCGGCAGCCCCAGCGCCACATCGACCTGGTCGGCCAGCGCCTTCCCGATGCTCGCCGTCGCCACGTCGCTGGCCAGCACCCGGTCCGCCAGCGTCAGCAGCATATTAGGCAATCCCGAGATGTGCTCCCGTGCCAGGACCCCCTCGGCGAGCAGGACCTCGATCACCCGCGTCAGAGCCTCGCCGGCGCTCACCTGGTCGGCCAGCGCCTTGTTTGGCCCCAGCGCCACCGCATCGCCAGCGCTCACCGCGTCCGCCCAGGCCGCCAGCGCCAGTGCCTTTGCCAGCGCATCCCCGGCCACCGCCGCGTCGCTGAACGCCCGCACGAACACGATTGCCCGGGCCAGCGCCTCGCCGGCGTTCACCTGGTCGCTCAGCACTGTACCAATAGTGAACGCCGGCCGCTCCTCCCCGGCCAGGATCGCCGCCTGCAACCGCGCCGCGATCGCCTTCGTCAGCGCATCGCTCGCCACGACCCCGTCGGCTGCCGCTTTCCCCGGCGTCTTCGCCACCGCGTCCCCGGCCGTCACCGCATCCGCAAACGCCAGCGCCCAGCCCTGGGCCAACGCCTCCGCCACCGTCACACTATCCGACCAGGCACCCAGCTCCAACGCCTTCGCCAGCGCCTCGCTCGCCACCGGTGACTCTGTGATCGTCCGCGCGAACGTGGCCACGCGGCTAAATGCATCGCTCGCCGCGACGCTGTCCGACAAGACCAGCCCCTTGCCGGCGATGAACAAATCGGCGACCACCACCGCGTCACTGAACGCCGCCAGTGCCAGCGCCTTCGCCAGTGCCTCACTGGCCACCAGCGACTCACTGAACGTCTTCGTAATCGTCGCCGCCGGCACAGTGCTGTCTGTAGCCGTGATAATCTCCGTTATCGCCGCTAGAAAGAACTGCCAGGACGACGCATCGGCGACGTCGACGCCGTCCGCCCAGGCCGCCAGCGTCAGCGCCTTCGCAATCGTCTCCGTCGCGACGGGTGATTCCGTCAACGTCCGCACGAACGTCATCACCCGGTTCAATACCTCAATGGCCACCGCACCATCTGCCAGCGCCTTCGCCACCGCAAACGGCGCGAGATCGTCCCCGATCGTGAAGCCATCTGCCAGGCTCCGGCCCAACTCCCGCTCGGTCAGCGCGTCGGTGACCACCGCCCCATCTGCCAGCGCCTTTGCCACCGCGAACGCCAGCACCTCTGTGGCCACCGCACTATCCAGCAGCGCCAGCCCGAGCACCCAATCCAGGCTCTCCAGGGCGGTGACCCCGTCGGCTGCCGCTTTCCCTACCCCCCGCGTCGCCGCATCTCCCACGCTGGCCCCATCGCCGAATTCCCGCCCAAACGTGCCCGTCCGATCCAACACCTCGGTGACCACCACATTATCGTCGAATGACCGCACGAACGTCGCTACCCGGCTCAGTACCTCAGAACCTGTCGCACCGTCTGCCAGCGCCTTTGCCACTGCAAACGCCAACACCTCAGAGCCGGCTACACCATCCGCAAGCGACTTCGCCACTGCCCGCGTCAGCGCATCCCCCACGTTCGCGCCATCGTCAAACGACCGCACGAACGTCGCCACCCGGCTAAACACATCAGAACCCGTCGCACCGTCCGCCAACACCTTTGCCACTGCAAACGCCAACACCTCAGAGCCTGCTGCACCATCCGCCAGAGCCTTCACTACCGCCCGCGTCGCCGCATCCCCCACATTCACACTGTCGCCAAATGACCGCACGAATGTCGCCAGTCGGCTAAATACATCAGAACCCGTCGCACCGTCCGCCAGCACCTTCGCCAGCGCAAACGCCAGCACCTCAGAGCCTGCCGCGCTATCCGCCAACGCCTTTGCCACTGCCAGCGTTGCCAGTGACTCGGTCGCTACAGCGCCATCCGCCAGGCCCCTGCCAACTGCACAAGATGCCTGGGAGACATTCCCTGCTCCAAAATTATCGACTCGAACGTCGTGAGGATTGTCTGCTGTCACCAATTCCAATCCAACGTATCCAGCACCTGACACGTTGCTATCAGACCAGAGCCCGACGACCGACCACATAGAATTCGCTGTGGACCAGTGATACGCGATGATCACGTCTCCGACGATACGAACCCCCAGCTTGTCGTTGGTAGCCAACGACGGAACACTTCCCTCGGCTCCCAATTCGGCACTCGTGCTGATGCGTGTAGCCTTGACGTCCATGTTGCTGGCTCCGCCGCGAAACTTGATCTCGTATCCATCCACGTCCACCGTCGCAGGATCCTGGAGCCTGACGAGCAAACTGAGCGTATCAACATTCTCACCAGTTTGCCCCAGATACGTCGCCAATGTCAGATACACCTCACAATCTGGCCCGAATTGCTCAGCACTCCAATACCCGGAGCCTACTGTTCCCGCAGAGATCGTGCACTGTGTGTTGTAGTGCTCCAACACACCAACACTCTCATTGAGCGGATCGCTACTCCAGTTGTCCCCCATCGGCCCGCTGGCCGGTGTGGTGAACGCATCGATGACCACCACAATCGGAAACCCGGACATATCCTGCACCAATACGCTGTCCGACAAGTCCTTCGTAAGCGCTTGGCCCTGGCGGAAAATCGCCCCATCCCAATCCACCAGCAGGAATTGCCGCCCCCCGTTGATCATCCATCCCGCCCCACGGGTTGATACCACGTCCTCGTCGCACTATCGATCGTCGCCTGCACCTTGGCAACGTACACAGCACCGTCCGCGATCCGATTTGTATTCTCGTCATACTTGTACATCCCCGTGCTGCCGATTTGCGTCATCGACTGCACGCTGACCAGGTCATTTCCGTCGCTCGCCTGAATCACCTGGATCGTCGGGCTCGTGATCCCGGAGGTGATCGGCTCACCGTTCTTGAACCACACACCCACATACCGGTCGTAGGTGTTGCCGTCGTCGTCCGTCAACCACACCTTGGCCTGGTACGTGTCGTCATTCAGATCATTATCGTCCAGGTCGAAAGCATGCTGTGCAGATGCATTTCCATACGTCTCGACGACCAGAGCCTCGTCCAGCCACACGGCCGGACTCGTCTGATCGATCACATAGACGACGATCCGAGCGGCTTGCATCTCCGTGGCGGTGAGCGTGATGGAGTAGCCGTTGCCTTCATCGACGAATCCGTTGGACGTGTTCGCCTCTGCCCCCTCATCCTTCATGATGGTACTGTCACCGCTGGCGTGGGAGGCATCCGTCTTGAGGCTGGCACCGTCGGTGTCGTAGAGGACAAAGTCTATCTTGGTCTCAACGCCATATTTTCTGAGAAATGGCCCTTGCATCTACATTCTCCGTCTCTTGGTGGGCGTACAAATGGGTGGATGTGTAGTGGTAGTAGGTGCGCTGGAGCGGGTGGCATCGTTGCCGTTGTTGGAATAGTCCAGCAGCGTAGCGTCGGCCTCCCACATCGGGAGATACACGTCGAGCGTGAGGCTGGCCTGCTTTGCGAGCGACTTGATGGGCAACCCGGCGGCGAGGGTCTCAATTTGCGCTTGGGTGAGGGCAAAGTCACCTTTGAAGAGTTCGGCGGCGATTCCGCCGTAATAGAGGTCGGCTCTGCCGTCGCTTGCCCGGGCGACGTACCAGTCACCACCGTCTATGGCACCGAGATCGGTGTCGGGCTCACTTCCCTCTTTGGAGGCCACCCCATTGGCCTCGCAAAGCCACAGTTGGATTTCCTGTGGAGTTGCATCGCGCTGCATGATGACCAGGCGCCACTTGGAGTCGGCGCCTGGCGCACTACTGGACGTTGGATTACACACCGTACCGTCGCCATCTGTCACGTTCATCCGCCACTTGCCCGATAAGAATGCGTGGTTGGTTTCGAACGGGTACAGATTCATCGATCCATTGGTGTCCAGTTGGTTATTAGACAACAATTTCTGGTAGTCCTCGCCGGTGAGGTCGTCTAGTTTAGTCCAGATCCCCACGCACCAGTCGCCGTCCTGCAACGTCAATCCGGCGGCGTCGGCGATGGTGTAGTAGTCGTCGACCTCATCAAATGCGATCGCCATTACAACCGCTCCCGGATTCGCACCACGAACATCTCCGTCGTATACACCAGAGTTCCACCAAAATCCATTATCAGCTCAGCATAATACTCCCCCGCCGTATCCGTGTCGTCCGCCGTCAACCGATACTCCACCAGGCCGGGCATCGTCGGGTTGATCGGATCATCCAGGTGCGTGCATTCCGCGTCGATCTTATAGTCGCCGGCGTCCGCCTCCCGTTCCCGCATGCGGAGTGTCACCGTCGCGTCACTCAGATCGTACACGCCGTTCTCCCCGTCCGTGACGAGGAAAACGAGCACTGGCAGCGTGTCACTCTCCAGCAGTGTGATCCGCCGGGCCACCGCCCGGCCCGCCGCGTTGCCCTGCAGCTCCACCAAAATCCCCGGCGTCTCGACGAACGCCAGATCGCCGAGCGTCGCTACAACTGAATCCGCCAGAGACAGCGTCAGATCAGCCACATCAGACTCCTGGCATGAGGCGTGGACTCACCCGAGCCCACGCCTCACACACTCACAATCACGTGCTACGACGCTGAAATGGTCAGCACCCAGGTGATAGTGAGACTGTCGCTCGCGCCCTTGTTGATCACGTCGAACGTGGTGTGACACAGCAGGATCCCATCCGAGGAGGCGTTCAAGATCCCGGCCTCCACCAATGCCCCGGTCCCGGTCCCGGCCCCAAATGTGCCCACGTAAGTCACCTCGTCCGCGCTCGCGCCGCTGCCCTGCGTCGTCGACGTGAGTGCCACGCGCCCGACCTCAGTCCCCAGCGCCGTATCACCCGCGGCCACAGCCGTGTCGTCCGTCCCCACGGCCATGTGGCTCATTGCCGACTCACCCTGGTCGCTGAGCTGATCCGCGATGTGATACAGACCGGTGTTCACCACCAGGTTGTTGGTCTCGCGCCGCTCTTTCAGCTTGCCGTCGGCGTCGAACAACTCCAGCATCGCGTGACCGCCGATCCGGAGCGCAACCTGCTGCATCTTGCCGACGTGCATCGCTCGTCTCATTGCCAATCCGAATCTCTCTTCGATCATCGTTCCTCCCCGTGCCGCGAGTACTCCGGCACGATCACCTTGTTTTCAGGCGAGAGGGTCCGCGTGCGCCCGGTCAACCTGGCCTCGCCACGTTGAACAAGTCGTTGCGCTTCCTCATGCGTCAGCCACGTCAAACCCCGATTGTCTGTATATTCGATTTCGACCTGTTCCACGCCGCGGTCCCTCTCGCCTCACCTACGACACTACGACGGCACGATGCCAGTCGCCCAGCTCCCGGCCAGCGCCGCGACGTCGTCCGGTTGCGACACCGCCTCGCGCCGGTGGCCGAACAGGATCAGCAACACCGCGCCATCAGTCACGTCCGTACCGACGGTCGTGACGACCTTCAGATACCGGTTGATGTTCGGATTCTGGAAATCGATGTCCAGGTAGTAGATCATCTCGTCGTCATCGCCGGCCTGCGTCAACTGAGTGGCCGTGAACAACGTCGCGTAACTGCCGTCCGACGTGGCACAATGCTGCACCACCACGTCCACAGTTGCATCCGCCTCCGCCACGCCCAGGTCCACCAGCAGCAAGCCGCCGACGGCCATCTGCGTGTCGATTGCGCTCGACGTGTGCGCCTCTGCCGTCAACACGTCCGGCAGCTCGACGTTCACGACCTTCAGAATTTCACTTCCCATCGCTCGTTGCATCGGTCTTATCTCCTACAGTTCCGATAACGCCCCTTACCCACCCTGCCCTCCCCTCTCCCCCTGGGAGAGGGGCTGGGGGTGAGGGTCAGGGGGACTATGCCTTGATCTTCAACACGCGGAACGCCCGCGCGATCATCGCCTGGCCACCCACGCGGATGTGCGCCATGTAGCCGATCTTCAACTGCTCGATGTACTTCTCTCGCAGCACGGTCATCGTGATTCGCTGCCGCTCACCCAGCGCGTACCGTTTGAGATCGCCGTAGATGAACGAATAGTTCCCGGCCGAGATACTCGGCATCCACGGCGACTGTGCCACCGGAGCACCCAGCAGCGTGTCCGGCTCACCTGCCTGCAGCCCCGGCTGCCACAGATAGTTGCCCTCGCCGTCCTTCAGCTTGCGCACGCTCTTGAGATTAGTCCGGCTGGTGACCCACCCCGCGTTTGCCGCGTACTGCGCCTCCAGGTCGTACATCAGATCGATCAGATCGTCCGCCCCGACCGTCCCCGACGCCGCCGTTTCCACGTAGTGGGTCCCGGTGATGTCGGTGTCCTCCAGGATACCCAGCGGCATCCCGCGCCCGGTCCCGCGCAGGATCACATAGTCCTCCTGCAACCCCCACGCCTCACCGTACCATCTCGGCAGGCTTGCCTCGATGTTCACGGCCGCGTCGTTGACCATGTTGATGCTCAGCCGGGTCTTCGCCGTCGCATCGTGCATCGGGATCCGCATCAGTCCGAACTCTGGCTCCGTGTCCCCGGTATCCTCGTCCATCGGCGAGTTGACCCAGGTGAACACGATCCCGTTTGCATAGATCCCGGCGTTGGACGACGGAGCCTCCACCGTCGGCATCTCCAGGAACTCGCCCGAACACGGCTGCATGGTCACCAGGTTGCGCAAGAACGCCCGCGCGGCCTGCTCCTCGACCATCACGGCCCGGAAATCCGCCGCCACCAGGAACCCACCGGCGACGCCGGTGTTGCCAGTCAGGACCTTCCGGTCGGCCTCGACGTATCCTCGTTGCAGGACCTCGACCTGTTTCGCGCTCAGTGAGCCTATACCGCCGATCAGATAGACTCTGAACGTGTCCTTGTACTCCGCGTTGATCGTCACCGTGTCGATCTCTGCATCTCCGGTCATACCGCCCTGGCCCATCGCCTCGGGCGGAGTCTCTCCGGCCATCGGGGGCGGAGAGGCCGCCGGATCCTCAAAGTAGGCCATCCCGGTTTCCACCCGCCGGGCTCGCTCGGCTCGTTCCTTGAAGTCGTCGGACTCGTTCAGCAGCGCCTCGATCTGGTTCTCTCGCTCCTGCGTCCAGGCATCGTCCTGGTTCTCATCCATCAGCGCCTTGGCCTGGTGGATGAGCTCCCGGGCTTTCTCCATCAACTGTTTCCAGTTCATCGTTTCGTCCTCCTACATAGATTGCAACTCGAATAACTGTAGCTCCAGCCTGCGCTGTAGAATCGCCCTGGCCGCAGTAAGTGCCCGCTCCTCGGGCGGCTTGGCTGCCTCCAGCAACACCTGCAGCGCCGCTATCGCCTCCTGCATCTCCTGGATGGCATCCTCGACGATCGTGACATTCCGGCCGGAGAGCATCCGGCCTTCTTTCAAAATCACCGCGTTCGCCGCCCAGGACGACGCGAACCTCTCGACCTGCTCCAGCCACACGTCCTGCGCCCCCGGCGCCTGCAACTGCAACAGATCGGTCACGAACGAATCCAAACCCACCGGCTTCGTGGGAGATGCTTTACTGATGACCAGCTCGATCAACGACTCCACTGTCAGGGCCTTATCCCGATCCCACGGCGCTGTCCGCTCCATCCGGTCATAGTACCGTGAAAGATGCTTCTTCGCGCCCTCCACGTCGCCGTCGTCGAACTCCCGAATCGGGGCCCGTCCTCCCTGCAGCGCCACCGCCGCCGCAAAAATCCCTCGCGGCATCGCCGTCACTTTCCCGTCGACCACGTCGGCGATCAACAGCTTATAGCTGCCCATCTGCTCTGGACTCTCCTTATCCCAGAGCACGTGAGCCGATCGGAATTTCTCCCAATCCATCTCCTCCAGGCTATCGCCCCCACCGGCCCATTCCTTCACCCTGGCCAGCGCCGCATCGTGGTCCCACGCCTCATCCTCCGGCCCCAGCGGCAAATCCTGGTACGCGACCACCACCTTCACGTCGGACGTCACCGCACCGATGTTCATTGCCAACGTGACTAGCGCGTACTCGATCAGCTTCACCTCGAACAAATGACGGATCGGATCACCTTCGACGTCGTCTTCCCACTGTCGCTTGACCGGATAGTAGCCGATGCTCCATTCCCGCAGCACCTCGTCGAGCAGCAACGTGTATGCATCCTGCCCACGGTGTGTCATCGAGATCTTCGTAACGACGCGGAGTCCGCCCGTGGCGTCTGGTGCCCGGACCAGGACTTGATCTGGAAGATCCGCCTTGCCCACCTCCTCCATCTCCAGCGGTTTCCCGATCGGCTCCCATATGTCGTGTTGCCACGTAGCCCGAATCCGGTCCGCCCCGGCCGGCCCGCTCTCCTGGAGCGTTTTCTTGAATGCACCGTTGTGGACGATGTCCCCGCCGTCGTCCTGATTTCCGAACACCGAGATGACGTGCTCCACAACCCCGTTGCCCTGGTCACTCACCAGCTCCGCAAATCGCTTCAGATACCGCATCGGTACCTCCATTCAGCTCCGATAACCGTCATTGTCCGCCCTGTGCCAACTCACTGATCCGTGCTCTCACAGCAGCCGAACTGATACCAAACCTGTCAAGCAATGATATTGATCCATTGGCCACAATGACGAAACGAATCCTGACCATGGGCAAGATGGACATACAGGCATTCACCAGTCGCAGAATCCAACGCTTTGTGATCATCCTACTCCCCCCAATACACCCGCACCGTCACGATCGTCCCCGAGATCGTCTCTCCCACCGTCGCCGTCAACGTCCCCGACGCCAGCAGCCGGTCATACGCCGACAACCCGGCCCCGGCCACACTCGTGTACTCGGCGCCCGGGTAAAACCACGTGTCCGTGTAATAGTCCGTGAGCTGGAGCACCGTCAGCGAGGGGGACGACTGCGTCAGCGTAAGATCCGTCGTCGTCGTGATCGAAGAAGAAAAATCCAGATGCACCGCATAGATGTGGCCCCGGACCGCCTCGTCGCTCGCCTGGCTCGCGCTCACCGCCCCCTCCGTCCCGGTCCCGGCGACGGTCATCTCCTCCACCCTCAGCCAGCCGTAATTCTCCACGCTCCGTGCAACTGGCTCCTCCGGAAGTGGCCGGAGCCCCCTTACCTGAATCACTCCCAAGACGACCGCTGCAATGATGATGCCGACAGCAGCAACTGTGAACAACCTGCCCGACCACAATCTCCACCCGTTCACGCTGACCTCCTATAGTAAGCTCGAAACGCCAACGTATCCTTTGCCGCCGTGATCCGCTGCCCGCGCCTCAGCAACCAATCTCGCACCATCGACAGCCTCACCCGTCGCTTCGCCAGCGCCAGCGCCCTGAGTGGATCCTGCCCCTGGCACAGCCCCTCCACGAATCGCATCCCCAGGACCGCCGCACCATACAACGTCCGCTGCCCGGCCCAGTTCCGACCGTCCCCACCGATCACATACCGCGCGCCGGCGTCGAGCAGCGCATCCAACATCGGCGAGCCCTCGTCCGCCAGATAGCAGTTCAGCGCGAACACGATCGCCCCGCCCAGATCCGCATCCCGGATCTGTCCCGCCGTCAGCGCGATCAGCCGGTTATCGCCCATCCACCAGGCCGCCCCCGGCTGGCCGTGCAGGTCGAACCACAGCAGATCGTGTCCCTCGAGCCATGCCGGATCAAAGTCGCCGGCATCGACGGGCGGCGAGGTCAGCGGCGTCACCCCCGCCGCCCGCTCCGTCATCTCTGCAAAACTCGCGCAACAAAACGCGAACGTCGTCATCAGTTATCGTGAACCGACAGGCAGGTCCAATCGGTACCATCCCAAAGCAATGTGATCGAGTCATCGGCTCCCCCGGTCAGGGTGATGTCTCCACCCAACTGAGTGTTCGCCGCGTCTTTCAGGACAATGTCCTGGGCATCCTCGTTCACGATGATCAAGATCACTCCAGGAACAGCGCCATCTACAATAGCCGTGGAGGTGTCCGATGTGATGGACCCCCCCGTGGAGTTCGTCACCGGCTGGTAACTGGCACCCGGCGTCAGCGTGAATCCTGCCCCCAGGTCCACCACAGATGCCTCCTCAAGCCCCAGGAACCCACCAACTTGCCAGGCAGTGTCGGTCGTATTCTTTAACGTCTCTCCGTTACTGGGTCACCTTCCCAAATACCCCGTACGCCATTGCGTAAGGACCGGATCCCTCGGTCGCCTTGTACGTGGCCTTGGCCTCCAGGCCGTAGATCGACCCAGTATTGGTAGTAGTGCAAACCTGAGTATTCGCAAATAGCGCCTGGAACTGGTCGCTCCCGCCGTCTGTAACGTTGTAACTGGCGTGCCACCCATTTCCTCTGCCCAGGGCACTGAGATCAGGGACGTCGACCCAGTTGCTCGAACCGTTGTAGGACCGCATCTGCCCGTACACGTAGATGTTATCTGTGATCGCATCCCCCAGCGTCGCGTCCCCGGCCACATCCAGCTCGCCGTCGAGGTCGACTACACCGGTGTTGTCCACAGCAAAGAGGTCGGTGCCGGCCGAGTTCTCGACAACAAATAGATCGGGATTGTTCGATTGCACGCTGTGACCCTGCGGTCACCTTCCCAAATACCCCGTACGCCATTGCGTAAGGACCGGATCCCTCGGTCGCCTTGTACGTGGCCTTGGCCTCCAGGCCGTAGATCGACCCAGTATTGGTAGTAGTGCAAACCTGAGTATTCGCAAATAGCGCCTGGAATTGGTCGCTCCCGCCGTCTGTGACATTGTAACTGGCGTGCCACCCATTCCCTCTACCCAGGGCACTGACGTCGGAGATGTCCGCCCAGTTGTCGGAACCATCGTAGGACCGCATCTGGCCATACACGTAGATATTGTCCCCGATCGCATCCCCCAGCGAGACATTCCCGCTACCCACAAACCCCGTCGCGGCCGTGATCGTGCCAGTCGCATCAATATCTCCGAATGAGGATGTCCCACCGAGGCCTATCGTAGCTCCATCCTGCACATCCACCGTCCCGCCGGACTGCACCTCGATCTCGCCCCCGCTGGCGACCACGAACTTCGCACATCCCTGTTCCGTATAGACATCACAGTTGTATGTCCCCCGTGCCACCGGCTCCTCCGGTTCGACCGCGCACCCCGGCAGAGTCAATGCAAGCAAGACAAGCGCGATTATCAGCCCTACCATGAGCACCACCTGCCACCAATTCACTTGCTCGTTGCTCTTGTAGATCCTGATCTTGATCCCACCACTGCCATTTCTACTGAACATCGTTCGCCTCCTTAACTGAACTGGATTTTCTCACGCTACCACTGGTAGCAACGTACATCGGCAAAACACGTGCAGCGGCGGATAACGAACATCCTCGTAATTCAGCCGCAGCACTGATCGTCCCACTCGAAACTCATCCCCCAGCTTGAACAGCGCATCGCCCGTCACCCACATCTTTCCGTGCAACGCTCCGCAAAACGCACACACCCGGTCGTCCAGCGCCGTCCACCACTGCACCTGCTGGACCCCCGCGCCCTCGTACGCCGCCAGGCCGCCTGCATTCTCACTCCGGATCGTCTCCGTCCGGGCGATCATCTCCGCCCGCAGGAACGACCATCCGTCGTAGAGCCCCTGCAGCCCGGTCCCCTCGCGCCCGCTCCCGATAAGCTCGAGGATGCCCCATCCCTCCTCGGCCGCTTGCGCCACCAGCCGGGCCACCCCATCCCGCGTCACGCCCTGATGCCGCTCCACGAAGTGGAACGAGTAATCCTCGACGAAATCGAGGACCTCCTGCTGCGTCAGCGCGAAATCAACCCCGAGCTGGACCGACCACTCGTCGGCCCACTCCTCGCTCAATCCCTGGAATAGCGGGATGAACCCGGCCCGCCAATCACCCTCGCGGGACTCTAGCACCTCTTTGATTGTTAACTCGATCGCCACCCAATCGACGACCGACGCCTTCCCCGGCCTGAGCGCCTCGATCAGCCTTCGTTTCTCTTCCCCGAACAGCCCCGACGCCGTTTCCGCGAACTGCCGCTCCCAACTCCTGGCGACCGGGTCGATGACCCCCTTCCACAGTCGCAGCCCGGCTCCGTCCCAATCTTCCCGGAGATGATCAATCCAGGCTCGTGCGCTCATTGCCTGCCATCGCCCGGCGCACCAGGTGGTACATCCGGCTCACCGCCGGATACGCCTCGAATTTCTCCCCCTCATCTGGAGAGCCGGAGGGAGATCTCCCTTGCGGCAGTTCGTACACCCCCAAACTAACCACGTACACGTCCCCGGCCGGATCAGGATCCAGCCCCAATATTGCCCGGTACTCGTTCCGCGTCATCCCCCCGGCGAGGAACCCCTGCCGCCCCCGCTCCGCCCGTGCGTTCGCATCCTCCTGCAGTGCCAATACCTGGCTGAAATCCCAGCGGAAGGGCTCCATCGTCGCCTTCCAGCCAAAGTCCTCCGCCAGGTGCATATTCATCCGTGCTCTGAAGCGTCGGTAAATTGGTGATAGCGTGTCCTCCCAGGCAATGCGCCGCGCCGTCTTGATATTCTCGTACGTCGCGCGCTTGAGCCCGGCCAGTGCCCCGATCAGGATCGCCGGCCACTTAAAGATCATGCAGATTCGCGTCTCGGTCAGATCCGTGAGGTCGGGCATCCCCATTTCTTGCTGGGTCAGCCCGAGGCGCTGATACTCCGTGTCCGCATCCAACACGGCCACGTCGTACCACCCCCGCCGGCCTCCGTACCGCGCCCGCCATAGCGCCCGCACCCGGTCCGCCTCCCCCTCCTCGACCTGCCGTTTCATCTTGAGCAGACCCTGCGGCACCGCCGCGTTGTTGAAAAAGGAACCAATAAAATCCGTCGCGTCGTTGTCCCGGTCCACCGCCCGGGCCGCCACCGCCATCGGCGCCAGCCCCATATAAGGATTGAGCGGGTGCGGATATTTGAAATGTACAATATCCCGTGGGTCGATCGGGATCTCCGACCCATCATCCAACCGGTATCGCCACTCCCGAATGAACTTGACCCGGTCCGGGACTGGCCTCATCCGCCCGGGCGTGATTGGCCACAACTGCACCGGTATCCCCGCCCGGCTCCGCACCTTCTGGAAGAAGGCATTTCCGGCCAGGCACAGGTAAACCAGCGTCAGCTCCCACAGCTCGAACTCCGTCATCGCCGGGTTAGGCTTCACGATCAACTGCCGGGCCGCGTGGTTCTCCAGCTCCTGGTCGCCGTCGTACACCCGCAACGTCGGCTCGCCCGCGCTCTCGGCGATGTCGCTGATCACCGCATACACCACCTCGTTGCTCATGTACCCTTCACGGGCCGCACTCGTAAAGTCGAAATTGCTGCTGAGCGACCGTCCCTCCTTCCAAGTCGAGACCGTCGAGTACGCCGTCACGTTATCGCTCCCCGCCGCCTTCTCTCCGGCCAGGACCTGCAACGCCGTCCCCAGCCTGTACAAGAATGGCGTCTTCTCAGCCATTAGCCTGCCTCACGACCTCCAGATCGACGTCTTCTCTCAATATCACCACCTGGATCTCTGCAGGCACGCAATGCTCAATATGCCACTGAAGCACTTGGCAATCGTTTATCGACAATCTGGCGCGAGGCTTGACGACCAGCACATCCCCTGGGCTCAGCTCCAGTTTGGCGATCTCAATAACCAACACCTGTATATCCATCTCACATTTCCCAGGAAATGCTCGCTACTCAGGGACTACGCGGAACGGCCCAATCACGCCGCCACTAAAATACGCCGCGATCTCCAATGAACGAAGTACTCGCTCCCTAGCGGGCAGATCGTCCAGCGCCTTCAACACTCCCAGCGCGTATGCCGCGCCACAGCCGATGGCAGCAAGTCCATCTGCGAAACGGTTCACCTGGAAATCGCTGGCGATCTCATAGATAACACCCTCGTAGCCGACCAGAAACTGGCCGCCTTCCTCCACGTTGTTCTCAACCTTTGCGAAACCGTGGTCCTTGAGGCACGACCGTACTGCCTCGACAAAGGTGCACACCATATAGGCTTCGCCAAGTTCAGTCTTCCGTGGTTCAACTGTCAGATGATGTTGTAGAATCTGCCCCATCCGAAAGGACGTGGTGTATCCGATGATAAAACCCTGTCGTCTAAACACCTTTCGTAACCCGGTTGCGCGCACCTCCCAGCCATCCGCCGCAGCCGAATCAGCTCCAATGTACGCCTTCCCTCCCTCCGCAAGCCCTACGACACAAGTCATTCCATACCCTCCTTAGCGCCCATAACTCTCCTTATCCGCCCTACACTCCGAATCCGTGCCATCCCGAAAATCCGTGTCAAAATCCGTGTCTACCGCACCCCCCACCCGTGCGCCGGCGCGAACGTCAGACACAGCGAATCCGCCTTATCCGGTGACCGCCGCAGCATCGTCCTCAGCGCCTCCTTGTCACTTACCTTGATCTTCCCCTGCCGAATCCGATACCGCGGTGCACACAACTCATCCGCCAGGTCCGGATCCGGCGGCAGCATCGCGCTGGGATCCGTCCGCAACCACTCCCGCGCCGACCACCACAACTGATCCCGCAGAAGTCCAAATTCCCCCTCCTCCACCGTCGCTGTCGGCGCTTCCGCCACCTTCACCGGCGTCGCCCGCCCTTTGTACTTTGGATCCCCGTTCCGGGCCCACCATCGCTGCATCTGCGGCGCTACACCCGACCCGACCCCCGTCGCGTCGACAAAGCTATCTCTCGCGTTCCGTGCCTGCGCCAGCCGGGCCGCCGTGTCACCGGTCACCAACACGTCGACCCCCGACCACAGCTCGAACGGCGCCACCCACCCGCCGTAGCGGAAACACGCCACGTTCGTATCCACCCCGAACTCCGCCACGTCCTGGCCGTGAACTGGCCGGATCCCCTCCGGAGGCTGGTCCCCGTGCTGGTTTCGCCACACCAGCCACCGCTGCTGAGCCGCCTCCACCCACGCCCGGCTGATCAACTGCCGTTCCGCCTGGCCAGGGAACCGCGCCAGCACCATGTAGGATAGCGCCGGGTTGGTCACCTTCCGCCACTGCCCGCCAATCAGCGGCTCCGTCTCCGTCCCATCGTCCAGCGCCGCCGTCGCCCCGTCCAGGAACGCCGGCACCTGGAACCAATCGGGATCCCCGCGCAAGCTCCGCGCCCCCGCCTCCAAGCTCCGAGCCCCCGTCTCGGGGGCGTCGGGGGCGTCTTCGTTGATCTCCCCCTGCACCGCCGGCCGGCTCCACAACGCCACCCGCCTCACCGTCTGCGCTCGCGTCACCGCCCCGGCGATGATCTCCTCGCCGCTGATCACGTTCGGGTGATCGAACGCGCTCAGCTCGATCACGTGCGCCCCCGCCTGGATCATCCGGTATGCCGGTCCCGTCGCCTCGCGCGGGTTGAACAGGATCAGCAGCCGGGCGTGTCCGCCGCTCATACACGACTGGATGCCGCGATAAACCTCCTCCGGGACCGCGTCTCCCTCGTCGACGATGAACAGCAGGTGGGGGCTGTGCTTCCCCGAAAACTTGGCCTCGCGCTGGGCCGGGCTCCCGCTCTGGGGGATGGCCACCCCCACCAGGAACCAGTTCGGGCCCAGGTGGACCCGCAGATACCCCTGCCGCGCCTCCTCGAACAAATCCTGCCTGGCCAGCAGCCGGCTGTTGATCTCTCCCCACAACAGCCGCTCGAGATTCTCCAGTGGAGGGGCCGCGGCCGTAAACACCTCTGCCCGCTCGAACACCCGCACGAACCACAGTGCTGCATCCGCCGCGACGAACGTCTTCCCGACCGCATTCGCCGATTGGACCACCGTCACCTGGTTATCGCGCACCGACTCCAGGATCTCCACCTGCCGCGGCGTCAACCGGCTGCCCAGCTCCTCCTGTGAGAAAGCCGCAGGGTCGTCTATGTATCTGTCAAAGTGCGTCGGAGTCGGCCTGTCCTGCAGCCGCTCCAGAAGCGCCATCTTGGCCGTCGCCGGCCAATCGCGCCAGTTCCCGTTCAATCGCGGCGTCGACATCATTTTCACTTACCAGGAGGGCCTGTTTCGCCGCCGTCTCCACCGCCGCCCGATCCAACACACTGGTCGCCGCCAATCGTCTCTCCCCATCCCGGAATCCGGCGATCGCGCCCACCGCCTCCGGAGCCGTGCTGGCCAGGATGGCCAGCGCCTCGCCCGTCGAATGCTCCAGCAGCCACTGCCGGTAGTCCCGCCGGGCCAGCTCCAGCGAGCGCTGAAAATGCTCGTTATCTTTCCAGCCTCGCCGCTTCCCCGAACCATAGTACGTGGTCGAGGTGCAGATCTGCCCCGGCGTGTCCAGCAGCGACGACAACGACCGCCCCTCGAGCTCTGCCTCCACGATGCGCACCACCCCACGCGCCTGTTGGCTCGTCAACCTGGCCAGCACTTTGGCCAATTCCTCGCTCGCCCAGCCAACCGATACCCTCACGATACCCTCAATCACTTACGCTGTTCTGAGAGGTTTCCCCATCGTGGGATTCTTCACTATTACTACACGAAGTATACTGGTCACAAATGACACACAGCATACACGCCATCTGCATCGCATCCACCGCCCGGATCCACAACCGCGCCTCTGCTTCGAGCCACCGCCCCATCTCCTCCGCCAGTGCGATGAGCCTCGCATTATCCAGCTCGCTCGCCAACACGCTCAACTGGCTGATGAGTACCCGCAGTTCGGTACGACAGACATCCAGGCGCACGTCTTCGGCCAGGATCCGCGCCTGGACCTCCCGGCCACGCTGCAACAACGAGACCCCCCCCACCCGGCTCGTCAGTTCCTCAATCTTTGGCCGGAGATCCTCCATCGCCTTCTCTGCCTCCTTGCGATTGAGAAGCCCCCAGGCCAGCACGTAGCGGACGCGATTATCCGGCGACCGATCCTCCAGCAACCCGGCCCGGATCACCGCCTGCTCCTCCGGCTGATCCGCCCACACGTACCAGGTCGCCGACTGTCCCCGCTTCGCGCCCGTCCGCCGCACCTTCACCGGTCACCCTCCGTCAAACAACGACGCGTGCTCGACCAGCGCAGGATCCACACCGTGCTCCACGTAAAACTCGAGTGGATCGCGCCACTGGTAGCGCGTATCCGTCGTGAACGTCGCCGGGGACGGGATACCATAGCTCCCGTTGACGACGGCGATCTGCTCGTGCAGGTGCGCACCGGCATACCGCCCGTCTGCATTCCCGATCGAGCCGATCAACTCGCCCACCTGGACGACCTGCCCCGGCGAAACCTCGATCGTGTGCAGATGCCACCCAGCCCACAACACCATCTCGCCCGCCGGCGTAACGCCCAACAACTGGATCACGCGCCCGACCGATCCACCGATATTCGTCGCCGTGATGACGATCCCCGACCAGGGCGCAACCAACGGCTCGCCCAGGTCGGTATTGCCCATTGTCTCGAGATTCCAATCCCGCGCCGGAGGATGGCCGGCGTACGATCCGTGACAACGGGCGTACTCGTACCACGCCAGGTGGACATTCTGCATCGGCAGCCGAAACCCGGTCGCCAGCGGGATGCCACCGACCGGCCC